AAGACATCAAAACCAAATGGAAAGTACCTTCTAGATTTTAAGTAATCAATATTATATCCAAGTAATGGGTATGGTGATTCAATAAAGACCATGGATACGATTTTATTTTTAAGATCGACATGTGTATATTTAACATATGGATCTTTAATATTTTTTGAATTTGAACTTAAAACTGTAACTTTTTTTAAGTTTTTATTCAACTTTATAAAATCACGGGCATCTTTTTCAGCTTCTTTATATTTAAGTATATTTCCATCATAATAGTCATTTAATATTGAAAAGACTAATTTAGAAAATTGATTTTCTTTTTCATGTCTTAAGAGTGATGCCAATTTAACATTCTCCTTTAAATCCTGAAATTAATACAATTATTCCTAAACTCAAGCAATTTTTTCATGAAACTACTTTTATTTTCTTTTATATATTTGAGCATTCGATTTTCTCGTTTAACTAACTCTAAAACTTGTTCTCTCTTAAATTCATCCATATCATTAGTTATCTTAATGTTATATTTGTATAATTTGGCTCTTATTTTTTCCTTTAACCAATCTTTAAAAAGTTTGTAAACTTTGTTATTATACTCCATATTATCTACTAAGCTGGGATCAAGTGTTACTAAATTCATTACTTCAACAAGAGTCGGCGTATGTTTATTTATTACTTTTTCAGGTATATTAGAATTAATTAAATCGTTAAAAAATTCAGCAAATATCTTCTCAAAACACAACTTCTTCATCTTACCAGATAATATATTAAACGAGTATGCAAGTATATTCTCTTGTAAATAATTAATATTATTATCTTCTTCTATTGACTCAATTATTCTTTCTATATCATCTGTCGAATGATCAGTCTCTAGATAAAATTTTTCTTCAATGCCCATCTTATTTAATACGCTATCTTCAACATCCTTAGTTTTATAATTATCGTGTAAATTATTATTAGCTACAGTACTTATAAATAAATCTTCTCCAACACATTCATCATCGTCACCTACAACGCTTATATCATTTATTCTTACTACACTGTATTTTTCTCTCAAATTCAAAATATTAAAATAAATAGCTGACCGATGCGCTATTCCAACAAATATACTGAACATTACTTTTGACGTATCAATTTTGGGTAGGTATTTAATAATAGCCATCCAGGCATTATTAACAGCTTCTTCAAATTCTGTGCTCTTTGGATTTATAACTTTAGCTCCTATTACTTTACGGATACTTAAATCAACTATAGGATATATTTTTTCTAATATTTCTTGTTTTTTCAGTGTGCATATCTTAAATATTTTTGAATTTTTACCTAAATGAACCCAACCAATAAATTCATAAATTTTACATTTTTCAATTAAATCTTTTAGTATATATTCGTCTTCTAAAGATATTTGAATTTTATCATCAGTACCAGCATCTTCTAGTAATGTAAGATATTGTTTTTTCTTTAAAAATGATTCAGATTCTATTTCTAGTTTTCTTCTATAATCTTTAACTGCATTATATATATCATATACTATTTCATTAATTCTAGATGCTGAATAATTCTTCATAGTAAATATCTTTTGTCGTAGTTTTGGATTACTAAGAATTAATTCTATCAACCAATCGTCTTCTTTAAAATTCCAATTAAAGGTTGACTTATTAACTATATCTACCATTTTAATAAGCATTACCACCTTATCCCAAGTTTAAATTTAGAATTATAATAGTTGTGCATTATTTGATATATTTAGGATACATAATACACAATATATAACTTATATATAAGTTAAACTTAGGTATATTTTTAACTCTAATATTTTGAACAATGATATTTTAAGGTGGTATTACATATAATGAGTGCAGTTGTTGATACAGAACAACTACTAGAAACATTAATAAAAAACAGAAGAGATCCAATTCAATGGATGGAGAATAATATTAAGATACAACATCCAGCTCATGGTTTAATATCTTTTAATATGTATGATTTTCAAAAAAAGATCGTTAAGTTGTTCTTGGCTAAACATTTTATTATAACTCTTAAATCTAGACAAATAGGTATGTCAACTCTAGTGCAGGCAATATGTCTATGGTGTTTATTACATTATTCGAATTACAATATACTCATTATATCGGCAGGGCAACGAAATGCGGCATCATTTCTTTTTAAAATACGTAAAATGTATGAAACATTACCAGACAGTGCTTGGAAGCTTAAACTTGAGACTGATAATAAACAATCTCTCGTATTTTCTAATGGCTCGAAAATAACAGCACTTCCTGCGACTAGAAGTGCTTCATTAGGTGAGTCGATCAATTTACTCATCATCGATGAAGCTGCTTTCATAGAACGGGTTGAAGATGTGTATCAAGCTGCTTATCCAACTATTTCTAGGGCATTTAAATCAAGTAAAGGAAAACCATATGGAATTATAATTATTTCAACACCAAATGGTATTTCAGGTACTGGTAAATGGTACTATCAAATGTATGAAGGTGCACTTAATAAAGATAATAAATATGTTCCAGTTAAAATTCATTGGAGTGCTGTTCCAGAATATGATGAGAAATGGTATTTAGACCAATGTAGTCAATTAAATTGGAATTACAGATCAATAGCTGCTGAACTAGAACTTTCATTTGTATCATCTGGAAACACTTATATTCCTGGGCAAATATTAGATTCTATCGCTACTGTAGATCCGATAGCAACTGATTATGATGATCACTTATGGATATTTGAGAATCCTATACCAGGTGAAACTTATGTCGCCGGAGTAGATGTCGCCTATGGTGATAGAAAAGATTCTAGTACTATCCAGATACTTAAAGCTAGTACTCTTGAACAAGTCGCTGAATATGACTCTAATACGATAATTCCTGATGACTTCGCTAATGTAGTTATCGATTTGACAAAAAGATATAATCATTGCTTAGTTAATATTGAAAGAAATGCTGTAGGTAAGATACTCATTGATAAGATTTTAAGTAAAACTGGTAATGGTATTGGTATGAATTTATTTAGAAACAGATCAAAGAATGAAATAACACCAAACCCTGATTATGGTAAAGATTTATATCGTTTGTCTATAGGGACAGATGTAACTGCATCATCTAGGGATATTTTATTGGCTAATATGTACAATATTATAATTGATAAATATACTGAAGCCGTCAATTCGATCATTTCAGCTGAAGAAGACATTTCCAATGCCAGGCGAAAGTTTGAAATGATTATGCAGAATAAGAAGGCTGGTAATGTAGTTAAAAAGTATGGAATTATAAAATCTGAAAGATTACATCACCAACTATTGAATTTCATTGTAGACGAACATGGTAAGGCTGATGGTCCCAGGACTGACTTAATATTTGCCTGGGTGCATGCACTGTATGCTTTTGTTAAAAGCAAACAAATACTTCTAGTAAATTATGCGAATATAATAAATAAAACTATCGGCATTGAAGATAGTAAAAAAAATCAATTAGAAGCTATTAAATTTATGCAAGAACATTCAAATTCAAACATCTGGAATTCCTTAAAACCTGAAGATATTCAAAGAATATTAGATGAAGAATATAATGAGAATTTAAAAATTAATAGTGAAGAAAATAATAAAGAAAAACCTGATGAATCATCTACATTGAATAATATCTATAAAGCTTTTTATCGATATTAATTGATGAAGGAAAATATTGAAGGGGTGAAATTTATTGAAATATAGAGCATTTATTGATTTTACACATAATGGTGTAAAGATTAAGGGTGGAGAAGTATTTGATAGTGATGAAGTTAAATTTTCAATAGCAGATATTAATTTTCTTAAAGAACAGAGCAAAATAGAATTAGCTCGACCTTTGACAAAATCGGTACAAAATAGTGTTGTCGAGGATATAGCAAAGCCAGAAGAAATACCTCCTGTTGAAACAGAAGAAATTATTGAAGAAACCGTGGTACAGGATGAATCACCTGATTTAAAAGAAGAGGTAGCAGAAGAAGTAATAGTAGACACAAGTAAAGAAGATGTTGTAGCTAAAGTTAAAGAACTTGATTTAACTAAATTGTACAAATCACAGTTAATTGAATTAGCTGAAGAATTAGGCATTGATTCAGATAATAAGACTAAAAAAGAATTAATAGCTGAAATTTCATTACTTATCGATCAATTAGAGTAGGTTGATTCAAAATGGGTGTTTTATACAACAGAACCGATGCTAATATTCAATTACAACTTGATGATTTTAATGAGTTGAAACAACGTGTGTTTAATCAATTCGGTTGGCCAACAATCTCTGTAGAGATAGGCGATGATAGTTTTAAATATATTCTTAAACGTGGAATATCATTTTTAAATACTTATTCTCCAAGAGAAGTATTAGTATCTAAGACTGTCAGACCATATGTTACTCAATATGAGATGTTCGATTTTCCACAAATCAATGGAGTATTAGATGTCTTTGTTTCAGTAGAATATTTAATAGGTTTAGGGCTTCCTATTCAAGCTATATTAGGAGTACCGATGTCATTAGCTGCTAGCAGAAATAGTCAACATTTAATCAATTTTATATCAATGTTTCAAGCTTACGATATATCAAAACGGATGTTTGGAACAAAACCTCGGGCTGAGTTAGTACCACCTAATTTTGTCAATATTAACCCAGCACCATTTATGGAGACTATATTCAAGTTTGATTTAGCTGTTGATCATTTGCCTGA